CTTGCCTGTGGTGCTGTCTGTATAACTGATCACTTGGTCACAAAGAGTGGCTGCTGTTTTAAAACTATCCCAATCAAAATAATCATTTTCTAATCCTTTACCATAACGACTGTTCCTCATATAATCTAATAATACATTCACAGGATTGTTGCTGAATGCAACAGTTTCTGAGGCATAAAGAGTATCGTGTGGAGATCCCGTAGATCCCAGTGTGGTAGCATTGAATATCTTTTTACCCTGCACAGTGACCACAATTCGTGGCACACCACCACCATAGGGATTGTTGTTGGCATCATCATTGCTTTCAATCTTCTTCCAACGAAATTTACAAGCGATGTAGGCCAATCCACTTAATTTGTGATCTGTGGTCCAACCCGGTGCTTCTTGCAACAGAGTAGAAGAGATCTGATCATCTCTGCCATCAAAGAATTGCACCTCTAATCTTGATTCTGTAGCATAAGTGCCCGATGTGGCAAATGATCTCACACCATGTGAATAATTTCCCACAGTAACTTCGTTATCATCTAATAATAATTTTGTGTAACCATTTACTTGTCCTTCGGATAAAACATAGGCCACATACAGATATTCATTACTGCCCGATCCTGTGCTGACAAATGCTCTAATACCTCCCACCGGTCTTGTGCCATATACCACAGGTATATCTGCAATGGCAGAATCTTTATTGACCAACACACCTTGAATACTCTCAGCTGAATTGGCACTGTAATCTGGAGCGTCAAAGTCTAAACCAAAACTACCCGTGAATACACTGGTTATACCTTTGATAATACCAGTTACAAAGTTTGTTATTGGCTTTACTATATGTTTCTTAACCCAACCCATTATATCACCTCCCTAAGATAGTGCTCACCTATTTTTTCATATCCCATAAAACTATAAAAACGATTCAATCGTTCTGGATTATCCCCGTAAGCATAACTTAATTGTATTTCAATAGCTTTGATTTCCACAGCCCAACGATAGATTGCATCATATAATAATTTTGCATTTAATCCTTGTCTATGTTCTGGATAAACGTAAAAAAAATAATCCATCACGTAGGTATGATAATTCCAAAAGAATTGATCTGAACCCACAGCAGCCGCACCTACCAAATGATTGTCATCATCAGTCAAAACAAATACTGCACTGCGAGGATTGTTGATAAAATTAAGATACCAATTACGCATTTTGGTCACATTGACTTTTAAATGTGGAAATCGACTCTCTTCTATTTGTTTTTGATTCATCTCCAGTAGTGCTGGTAGATCTTCTCGAATCAATCGTCTAACCTGCATCTCTCTCCCAAATTGCATCTGTTTGTTTAAAACCATTTCTATACATTATGCCCTGCTGTTCATCATGATCCAACACATAATTGATAGCAGAAGTTCTCACAACCTCAACTCCCATTTGTGAACACATGGTAAACACACAATCCAATAACTCTTGATAGTATTGTGCCGATCTATATTCAGGCAAAACATAAACAAGATCCACAGATACTCTGTGTCGATTATTATAGAACACTCGATCATTCACCAACATGGCAAAGCCAATCAATTCACCATTGATAAAAGTGCCCAGTGGATGTATGGCCGCATCTACGAACCAATTCTTTACTGTAAAATTATATGTGGTTTTATCAAAATCAGTGCCTGCCAATCCTCTTTCATAGACAAATTTATAAGCAAGATCCAACATGGGTTGTATGTCATTTTTATCTAAAAATCTAAATGTTTTCATTAGTTCCTGCCCCACTTGATATCCTTAACAATCTGTGGAGAGAAATCCATGCCACGATCATTGGGAAAATAAAGATTTTGTGAAGAAGGATTACTTCTTCTACCATTGGTTCTTTCAAAGTCTGCAAATTGGCTAGAACAAGTTAAAACAAGAGTGGCTGAATTCTGTTCTTCTGTGATATTGTATCCTGTAACAAAACCATCAAATACCATGAACACATCATTGCTGGTGAAAGAATAATCTGATCCCAACACAGCACGATATATCACAACTCTTTTATCAATGTAATCATTGTTGAGAACTACTGCTACCATGGTGCTGTCCACTGCTGTAAAAGTTAATTCTAAAGTGCCCACTCGTAAATCTGCACTTTCTACCACTTCTCCATACTGAAGGAATTGTCCCTGTGCTAAAAATACAGTGGCACTGGAATCCACAGATGTGGGACTGTTGTAAGTCAAATTAATATTTGTTGTGGTAAAATACAGAGGAGTGTTTAAATGTAATTCAATCAGATCCGCAAGAAATACTGTGCGAGCCTCTAACTTGGTTTGAAGACCTGCTCCTATATTTCTTGACATTAGATTTCCTCATTACAATTGATCTGATATCGATACTTGCCATCAGCACCAGTAGTATAACTTAAATTATCAGAATCAAGATAAACTGTAAAAGGCACATCATTATAAGTCACTGTGGTTGCGGCAGTGATACCTGTGGTTAATGCCGGATAAAAATTTAAAGTATCCACGGTGGAACTGTCTAGATTTACATCTGCGGTCAACATATAAACTTTGTCATGATTGGAAAATTTAATTAGATCTCCTTTTTTAAGAGTGCCTGTGCCTCCTGTGGAATTACAAGTCAATTGTCCTGCGGCCACTGTGGCATTCACAGTCACAGTGCCTGTGGCAGTGCCTCGAGTAGAACTTACTACTGGAGGAACGATTGTGAAAGATTCTATTTGACCATCCTGTTGAACTACAAAACTGTATTGAGCAAAAAAGTCTGCTCGAGATAGAGGAGGACTTTGCAATTTAAAACTCCAATATTGAGCACCTGTTTTAATTCTTTGAGTTCTACCACTCATGCTGGTGGTAATTTTACTATTATTATTGCTTTGAAAATCTAATGTGGTAAAACCTGCTGTGGGAAATGTTCCGCTCATATTATACTAAACTCCTTTTGCCTCTTTCGGTCAATGCTCTATTGATCATGCCCACAATTAAATCCTGTCTTGTGGTTAATAATTGATCAAAACCTCTAGCATCCACTGTGTTGATGTTAAAAGTAACATTCATATTACCAGGCGAAGACGATGAATAATCACTGCCTCCTCCCATGTTTAATTTATCGTTTGGTATAATCATTCCATTAGAACTTGGAACGAACATCTCTGGCCCTCGTTCACCCACAAGATATGGCATATTACCAGCAGTTGGTCCACCTATTGCTCGAGTTTGCATGGGTTGTCCACCTGCCTGAACCGCACCACCACCTGCAAATCCCAATGCCATTAATGCTAATCTTAAACCAATCTGTTTGGTTAAAGATCTATTAGTGTCATCTATTAATTGTTTTTCTACTTTTAAAGATGGAAACATTTCTTCTAACCACATTTTTATTCTTGGAAATATCCATGCGGCAAATGCTAGATCAATCAATCCTTTTAATATGCTGTCTACAATGGCCTTGCCTAACTGACGACCAGCTTCTGCGGCCGATTTAGATCCATTAATAATACTGATCAATGCATCTGATGCGGCAGAATGCAATGAATTATAAGCCTCCATGATACTGTTTGTGGTAACAGTGGTAACATTATTTGCTTCATTGATTTTTTTCCAAGCATCTTGAATTCCAAATAATATTTCATTTTTCTTAATGTCATCTTCTATAGATGTTTTTGTAGCATCATTAGATTGTTTTTGTAATTCTATGTAGGCACTTAATCCAGCATTGAGTTCTTGTTGTGTTCTGTTAAGCACACCCAATGCATCTGCAGTGGTTTTAGTATCTGCCTCTGTAGAACCAAACGATTCTTTCCATGTTCGTCTAAAACCATCTATTAACCCAATGGCTGATGCAACACCTGTTAAAAATTTAATCCATCCTGCTCCAGGTATAAAATATGTTATTAGACCCAATGCCGCACCAATGGCTAATTCTAATTCTTTAAAATTATTTTTAAGAAAATTTACAGCAGTAGAAATGGCATTAATGTTACCAGCATAATCTGTGCCTGTAATTTCTAATCCTAAATCTCTCCAAGAATCTTGTAATCTTGCAAATGCCGCTTGTAATCCATCTGCTCCTTCTGTAACTGAAGAAAAAGCTTCACTGTCTTTGCCTAAATATTTGTTAATTAGATATGCTGAACCGGATGCTGAATTTTTAACAGTTTCAACAATAGCTCCATATCTTGTTCTTAATCCTTCATAGAGATCTTTTGTAGAACCCAATCCATTTTCTTTTGCAAGAACTATCTGTGATGCCGCAGTTTTAAAATCTATACCAAATGCTCGACTGGCAGCGGCTGCCTGTTGTAAATTTGGAACCAATTGTTCAACACCACCAGCTCTTAATAAATCTTGAGTGGCAGTAAGAACATCTTGTTGAGCAAAACCATATTGTTTGGCAAATGCTGTGGCAGTGTCAAATGCTTTGCCTCCAGCAATAGTAGAACCAGCAAGACCATTTAAAGCATATCTTGCTTTTTCAGCCGCAACAGAAATATTAACTAATGAACCAATAACAACTCCTCCACCCAATGCTAAAAAGAGACCCCGAACAAGTCTAAAGGTAGAAGCAAGTGATGCTCCTTGTTTTTCTATTCTGTTTAAAGAAGTATTAACTTGATTTAAACCACTTAAACCTTTTATTACTACATCAATACCCAGTGGATAATTGGCCATTATCTTCCCCTTGGTTGGTTAGTCTTATTTCTTGAAGCGTTCATAGTCTTCTGCTTCTCCTGGTTTTCGTATGTGATGTATCCGGCCCACATCTGTATTTCCAACATTGACATCTCCATGACTTCTTTGATAGACTTATGCAGTCTATCAGCCAGCATCATGAGGAATCTCAACTCAACGTCGGCTGCTATTCCTTTGCGACTAGATCCGGTGTTGATTGAATTTTAGCATCATTGATCGCAGTGGATATTTTAATAATAACTGCTGGATCTGCTTCATTCATCAACTTAAATCTGTCCGCTTCGGTGAACAGTCTTTTACCATTGACATCTCTGCTTTTTATTAAAACAGTTTCAACCAATGCTTCAACAACTTGTCCCTTGGCAGCCAACTCTACAATTTTTGCTTCGTCTTTGAAAGAATGAGTGGTTCTGAAATAGATGTCAGTGCCCCATTCTTCACAGTGATATTTTTTCAATTCACCAGAGATGCTCTGTTGATAGTGTTGGCTTATCTTGTCTTGTATTGTCATTTTTATTTTCTCCTAATTGCTTGTCTTCGTTTGATTACCTCTTCAATTGCAGGTTTTACAACTCCAAGCGGTGCTTGACGGCTGTGTCCATCCTCCAATCGCTGAGAATACGGTTGTGGGTTGTTAATTTTTGCTCCTTGTGCAGAAACAGTCCGAGTCCAAGAACGTTTAAACTTGCCGCTCCTAACAGGACTTCTTCTTTTTATTGTTTGATATAAATCCTGAGTCACATCAATTTTTTCTTGATTGACCACATTTTTTACATCAGCAATAACTTTTTTAGAATTAAAAGTTACAACCACTTCAACCATATTATAGACTTGTTCTTGTTAATGCACCAGAACCTTGGAAAGTTACTGAACATTCCACCATACCATCAAAATTTGATGTAATAGAGTGTCCTGTTATGATAACTGAACCAGATAATTTGATTCCAGTAGTTTCACCAGATGGATATAGTTCGATTGTAGTCGCACCATTGTCGCCACCGATTGCATTGAACAAATTTACTTGTCCTTGGTTGTCATCTCTGAAATAAAGATCTGCAGATCCTGAGAACTGTTTAAGTCCCGGAATGTATGCTCTTGATCCTGATCCCATTACAGATGTTTCTACTGCCTGTGTTTCTTGATCTAAAGTGAAAGTTCTAACACTGGCTACTGACACAGCAGAAGAAGCAGTATCAGAAAATTTGAATACTCCAGACTCTCCTGTGTATGTTGTTGTATTTGTTGCCATTATTTGGCCTCCTTGTTATTCACAGGCACCTGTGAAGATTTTATTACTTCAGCACGAGCAGTCATGTGATAATACAACTTTGCAATACCACTGTGTCTTTTCGGCCTAGCTTCAAATGATGTGTGCCCATCATTATTCTTTTTTACAGAATTCATTATAATACTCCTTTTTTATAAGTGTATGTGACTTCCACAGTCACTACCACTTCCGCTAAAGGCAATTCTCTAGTGACCAACTCCACGTTGGCTACTCGAGTGGTCACATTGTGGATGTTGCCTGAAGTCAAGCTCACGTTTCTGCCTCGCTGAGTTTCTAAAGTTTCTTCCACTCTTTCAATTAATTCATTACGAAGAGTATCTAATTCTGTGCCTCTGAGATAGCATCTCAATTGGTATTGTATCACACCCTGTCTTAGATCCATGGAAACATCTTCTCTGGATTCATTGGCAGTGATCAATAGTATGGCTGGAAATTGTGTAATGGCTAATTTGGTAACATCAAAATACTTGCGACTAACCAAGCCTGGTGCTGGATCGGTCATGTTGGTCAACTGTTCAACCATGTTGATGGCAATGTTTTCTCTTGCAGACATTATCTTATCAATCTACCGAAATTGAAAGGCTGTCTCTCTGAGTCTGATATGGTTCCTGAACTGTCCACATCGTATTCAACACCTGACTTCAATATCAATTCAAATTCTTCTCTGAATTTTTCTTTATAATATTTCATCTTTTCTCTAAAAGCATCACCGTTGGGATCAAAAGTGCTTAATTTAGGATAGATGTAATAGGCCAGCACGTGATAACACGCGGCTCTGGTGAACTGTGAGGTGGTTAATTTGCTTGGAGACAATTTGGTTTTTGATCCAATGATCGAGATGTCATACTTGCCATATTCTGCTGTGGGAAACCACTCAATGTTCAAAAGTCTTATAATATCATCATAAGTTTTTTCGTGTAAATCAGAAAAACTTTGGATACCAAATTCTCGTATTTGTGGCTCGTATTCGATGAGATTGTCATCGTTGGCAAATTGTGACATATAGAGGTCCTACCTTCAATTAATTAATTTTTTTACCAAGTCCTTCTTGGTAGCATTATTTAGCGGATGTGAGTGTTTGAATCAAATGATTCACTGTGATATTGCTAATGCGGATGCCAGCTGGATTGTGTCCCACCAAAACAATGTTGTGTTCTCTGCCCCATCGCTCCAATAATCGCTTGGCGGAATTGGTCATTTTGTTTATAAGCTGAGTTTTTTTATATTGCAAATCAAATAAGCCTACTTTTTTATATACTCTCGACCTTAAAAATAAAGCAGGGTGAGGAGGGATATTTCCATCTTCAAAAAAATTATTATAATATGGTTTAGAAATCCATTTTC